CCGTCCTTCATTTCACTATCGGAACCCTTATTAGTTAACTCACCTAGGTCTGTATTGACTCTATCTTTAGGATCAACTGGAGGGACTAGTCCCATTTTCTCTTGTAACATTCCATATAGTGCTTTACCTGCCCAGTCTCCTATCATTCCTCCTAGAATAGCACCCGCTGCTGTTCCTGCAAAGGGGAACACTAACGATCCGATACCACCACCAATCCAAGCACCAATACCACCACCAACTGCTCCAACAATAGCTCTATCTAAAGGCTCACCAAGTAGGAGATCAATAATAATCCCCAACATCCCACCTATAACAGGAACTTTCTTAAAAATACCACCAATTTTAAGTACTCTTTTAGCACCTTTACCTAAGATATTTTTAGCGGTTCCTTTCTTTGCTGCCTGACTGGCAGCTTTAGTTGAGATTTGAGCTGCAGCCTTTGATTTTTGTGCAGCAACTGTTCCAACAGCAGCCTTAGCTGCTCCCTTACCTCCACCTGTAATCTTTGATATAACACCTTTCGCGAAACCAACTAACCCTTTACCAATACCACCAAACAATTTCTTAAATGCGGGTGCTATTTTTTTGAAACCTTTCTTTAGAATAGCACCAGAGGCTTTCATCCCCTTCCATAATATTTTGAAAGCTCCTTTAATAGGACCAGCAAAAGCTGTGGAGATACCAACGATGACACCTTTTAGAAACTTGAGTGGATTAGTAAAGTTCTCCGTCAATGTTGTAAGGAGGTTTGTAATAGTATCAATATTATTGAGAGCAAATAATGCAAGACCACCCAAGGCAACATTTGTTAGGAAGTTAAAGATATTAAATTTATTACCAACCGCCATGATACCACCAAGGATACCACCACCTTTCTCCTTCCCTTCTAAGTTTTTTTCTTTAGATTCTAACTTATCTTTTCTCGTTTGTGCTCGGACAGCTTTGTTTTTTTCTTTCTGTACCTTCTCCTCGGTAGTAGCCACCGAAGCTAATTGACTGGTGGTCTTATTGATATTATCTAATTGCTTTCCAAGTGATTCAAAAGATACATTCTTATCAGAAGAAGATGTAGTCTCACTGTTGTCTTTATATACATTATCAGGTAACTTGACTGTCGCAACTTTCTTCTGAGTAGGTTTTACCTTAGCCTTTACTCGCTTACCTACATCGGCTACCTTATTATCTTTAAATTCTTTCCCTTCAGTCCTTTTACCTTTATTTTTCTTTTTACCTGTAACAAATTTCTTAGCTGCAACCTTCTTTGCACTACCAGCCACTGCCTTCTTACCGGCTCCACTCAACAATCCTTTTGCAGCTGCTCCTAACAGTGGTAATGCCATGTCTTATCCTACGATATTATAGATTGATTTGACGACAATTAGATCAAAATTACTAACATCCTCAGCACTAAATCCAGGAACTCTACCTTGGGCTGCAGAGGCTGCACTAGTTTGAGACTGTCCTCCAGTTGGTACCGGAAGAACCGATGTTCCACCACCTGATTGAATGACTGGAGGAGGAATTTGTGTCACATCAATTTTAGTCTTACCTAATTGTCCAGGTGGTGGTGGAAGAATAGGAGCAGGAGGGGCACCACTCAAGTCATCAACATCACTAGGAGATAGATCTACTTGTGGAGTACTACCAGGATTGACCCCAACACCTGTGGCAATAGCGTCTGCAATGTTCGTAGCAAAGTTCGTAAACTCTGACGTACTTGTGAAATCTTTCCCATATTTCTTCCTCCAATATTCCATAACACCTAACTCAATCAGAGTTGCAGGAGCATTACCAGACAGATTGACTGTCAGATTTCCCTGATTATTTTCTTTGAAGTTACCCAGGTCAGGATTCTTTGCCTGGAATGCTTTCAATACATCAGCAATGGGGTCAGCCAAAGCAGCATCAGCACTATCACCCTTACCAGTGATAGTCATAAACCCTGTTCCAACTTGTTTACCATAAGTAGGACTATTTTTATTATAATCAATACCAGCATCGAAGTGGATAGGTAGGATGTTGACACCCTTCGCTGCCATACTTCTGATATAATTGTCGTAGGTTTGATAGTCACCTGCCATCTCTGGAGTATAAACTTTTGTTCTTACTCCCAGTTGTCTTAGTCTCTCGGCAATGATACGAACAGCAGGGTCTTGGCCTTCCCTCTCTTTCCCCATAGCTCCGGTAGCATTTGACCCCACAAAGGAATTACCACCAGGAGTGTCGGGGATTGTACCAGGTTTCTTGGTGTGATCTAATGGAATGAGAACATCGAATGGAGCACCACCGACGATACCACCATTCTGGAACCCAGCAATCTTACCAAACTTAGGTTTGTTACTACCCCCAGCCATCTCATTAGCTGCTAGTAGATTGTCAGCACCATACATATCAACTGCCTTCTTACTCATCATAACCTCACCAGGTTGAGCAGCAATCAACTGAGTGTCCTTACCCATCCCAGTAATAGTAAGACCACTCTTACCATCAATGGCACCACCATCAAACAAAGATAGATCATTTGCATTGACTACTGATCCACCCATGGTTTGTTTTTGGAGTGGTTGATTAGGTAGGTTGATATTGAGTACTCCACCACCAGTAGATTGTCTTCGGATTGATCTACTCGGTAGGTTGAGATTGATTACCTCACCTCCACCCTCTTGTTTCTGGAACAAACCAAATCCATCAGGAATATTAGGTACATCAGGTACTTTGATATTTGGTATGTCTGGGAATTTTATGTCTGGAATAGGTATGACCTTTTGTATCTGCTTCATTGCAAACTCAAGCTCATTGAAACCAGCATTGATCCCATCTATAATCCAATTAGTGGGAGCTAATATAATATCATTATAGAATTTGATTATATCATTGATGAATGGTATCAAGGTAGAGTTAAGGAAGTCAGTTAAACCTTTGAAAGCTTTACCGGGGTCCGTAATAAAATCAATGAGTCCGAGGAGGGCACCTCCCATCAATACATTTTTGAAGAAGTTACCTATCATGTCAAAGATACTTGACACCGGTTTTAGTTTGTCTACCGCCTCACCTTTTACTTTTGCTTCCGCCTCTTTACCTTCTAATTTAGCCTCCTTATCCTTGAACCCTTCTGTCTCCTCCTTCTTAGCAGCATCTCTTGCAGCTTGTTTTTCAAGGTCAAGTTTATCTTTATTGGTCTCCAATATTTTTTCAAGGTTCTTCTCAATCTCTGACAGAGTTTTAGACAAAGGAACTAATTGTTCCTTTACCTTTTCATCTATCTCAGCTTTGATCTCCTCAATTTTTTCTTCATCATTTAGATCCTCCGATCCTTTCTGTTCAGGATTAGGAATTAGACTTCCCTTATCAACTACCTGAGTACCTTGATCAGAGGTATCTTTATTCTTACCTTTGAACCCAGATGCTGTTACAGTTTTCTTTTTCTTTGCAGTAAACTTACCTGTCTTACCTTTTGATTTCTTAAAAGTATCTCTTACTTTGTTAATTTGATCACTTGAAAATTCTTTACCACCCTTTATCAGACTTCCTTCTTGATTTACAGACAAGAATTCCTTTAAAAGAGTACGGAATTGTTCATAGTCCATTTCCACTTCATAGTCTTCTATCCCCAGGAGTTCAAGAACTTCGGGATCTATATCTTCTTGCTCTACTTTCTCCTCTTTCTTGTCTCCACTCTCAGTGATTACCTTTACCAAGGCACTCATCTTTTTCTTATCTTCTTCCTCCTTCTTTTCTTTATCATCTACTTCTTTCTGAATAGACTTAATCAGTTCGTCTAAACCTTGGGGCGCATTATCATCCTCCCCCTGCTGTTGAAGTTCTTTAATCAACTTCTCAGCAGCAGCCTTCTTACCACCAGTTTTGTTTGCGACCTTTTTTCCCTTCGGAGAACCTTGGCCTCTAACAATTTTCCTAGCCATTCCTTTGCTTCATCTTTTGTTCCTCATCCTCAAGATGTTGTTGAAGTAGTGCCACATAGATGTCTCGTTCCCAAGGCATCATATTTTCAATCTCAGCTAATGAATATTTATGGTACTGCATGAGGGCAAAGTTTAACCTGAAGTAGTTCTCCAGGTCCATATGGACTAGGGCTATCCGAAAAAACTAGATAGTCCTTCCAAAACAACAGTACTCTTGACTTTAGTTGCAGGGTTCTTTACCTCTACCTTATGTGAAAGTTTGGGCATCGTCTCAAAGAACTTTTCAATCTGTTTGAACTGAGTTGAACTCATCTGTTCCAGGAACTCAATGACCTCTTTACGAGTAACATCAGCTGTAGACCAAACTTCTTCTTCATTGTAAATCGTATCAACACATGATGCAATCAGTTCAAAAGACTGGTCAACGTTGTTGTCTTGAAAGTCAAAGTTGTTCTTGATAAACTGATCCAGAGAGGGATACTTCATCTCCATCATCAGACTATCATCAAGTTTGATTTGTTTGTTATGATCAGGATTTTCAACAACTTTAATTTCTTCAAGGTCAATCTTGATAGGAATAGAAGTTTCACCATCATCAGGTGCGATGATATTTACCTCTACTTCCTCACCAACAGACTTACCCCTAATGTTTAGGAACAAGAACTCAATGTCAAAGGTAGGAAGTTCTTCTACTTTGATACCTCTGGTGGAGATACAGTTCTTGATGACTGTTTTGATAGCAGTAGTGATATGTTTGGTGTCTTCACTCTCCAATGCAAGGACCAGAAGTTTCTCCTCCTTGACTAAGAAAGGTCTAAACTTGATCTTCTGTTTTGTAGAGGGCAACTCAAGTTCATAAGTTGGAGTAACAATCTTTGGTAAAGGCATAATATCTTATAAAGATTTCAGTAGTAATATTTATCTACGTTTTGTACGCTTTGGTGGGGAGATACCTAGGTCAACTTCAGTCAAGACTTTGAACTCAATACCATTGTCTTTTGCATACTCCGCTGCTGCATTCCATTTGGCTTGATTGATAGCATAGGTAGTGGCTTCTCTGATGAAAGTCTTGGTTACCTTACCAGGTTTCTTTGTGGGTTCCTTACACTGTTTGGCTGGTTTGATTTCAATAATGTATCGACATACTCTACCATCCCTATGTTTGATTTGTACAATACCATCAGGATAGTATCGGTGAACTCTATTGTCAACCGGATGTACATATGGTATTGAAAATTCTTCTGATGCATACTTGAGAACACTATCATTCCTGTCACACCACTTCAGAAAATGTAACTCCCAACTACTTCTGTAACATATGTTCCTCACATCCCCCATATATTTTTCAGGATACTGAGGGTGAAATCTACCTTGATGGTACTTATTATCCCTAGGCATCAGTTATACATAGTATGATAGTAGAAGTATTTAGATGGCGGCCACTCAAGGAGTCCCAGATCCTAGCCCGATTAAGACATCGACAATCAAGAGTAGGATACTGAATGTTGCTGCTCCAAATATTTACCAGGTGAGATTTGCACCACCCGGTGTAGTGCAAGATTTTATGAAGGCAAGAGGTAATCCATATCCAACAATTGGTGAGGATATTGAACTCAGATGTATAAGAACCACTACACCTGGCACGTCTTTCCTTACTCACTCTGTGGCATCAGATTTTCAGGGAGTTGTAGAAGAAATACCATATAGAAGAGCATATGAAAA